ATATAAATTAGATCAAGCAGAAAGACTCAATGCCCATCAGTTTAATAAATTTGAAGGGTGGATGTGTAATGCAGGATATCAAAGTTGTATTATTCGCGAACCGGGAGGAGAAATTAAACGTGCTTATAGTTGCCATGATGATCCTTTAGGTACTATTGAAGATGGATTTACTTTATTTAAAGAACCGAAGGTTTGTATAACACCGACTTGTGTAAGTAGTGCAGATAGTAAAATACCAAAAGAAAAAATATGAAAATAGATGTTAATGATATAGCTTATTGGATGGATGCAATCCGTGATGAAGATAATCATCAACGTTATCATATGCTAGAAAGCTTCTGGCACGGGCAACTTAAAAGTAAAGTTTGGTTATGTGAGGAACTTCCTAAAGTTACTCATGCAACAACAAATAAAATAGTTATTTTTGGAGGGTGGTATGGAATTTTGGCTACAATGCTTTTTAACAGCGAACTTGGTGTACGACATATTAGATCTATTGATATTGACCCTGCGTGTAAAGACATAGCGTTAAAAATGAATAAAAAATATGAAATAGCTGAACCGTCTGCTTTTGAGGCAGTTACAGAAGATATGTGTAATTATGAATATACAGAAGATCCACAGATTGTTATTAATACAAGTTGTGAACATATTACGCAAGAACAATATGATACTTGGTTAAAAAAAGTTCCAAGCGATACATGGATAGTTGTACAAAGTAATAACTTTTCCTCACATAAAGAACATATTAATTGTTCTGATAGTCTTGATGATTTTAAATGGAAGTCAAAGATTACTAGAGAGTTTTATTCAGGTACATTAGAATTACCTAAATATGATAGATATATGATTATAGGTAGAAAAAAATGACAGACAGTAACGAATATTGGTATAACCCTGCAGACTCGCAGTTAGGAAAATGGCAACGTCAGTTAGAAGACGTTTCTAAATCTCCTACCTTCTGTGTTTTACCATGGATACATTTTGCAACAAGACCTAATGGTGATATGCGTTTATGTTGTAGTGCTAATGCCAGCGGAGCGGCTACTGGTGATCATGAAGTAGGATTAGTAAAAATGGAACACGGCAAGCCTGCGAACTTTGGCCGAGAAACACCAATGGAGGCATGGAATAATGACTATATGAAGTCAGTAAGAACTACTATGCTTAAAGGCCAAATTCCTGCTAGTTGTACTAAATGTTTCCAAGAAGAAAAAATAGGTGTTGTTAGTAAACGAATTTGGGAAACAGGAACATGGTATAAAGACGGTGTAGATATTCCCGAATTAATTAAACAAACACAAGAAGATGGTACAGTTCCTGAACAGTTAATATATTTAGATTTACGTTTAGGTCATACGTGTAATGTTAAATGTGTAATGTGTAGTCCACATGATTCTAGTCAATGGGTTAAAGACTGGAAAGAATTAGTTCCGCAATTAGAAGATCCTGAAGTAAAAAGGCAAATGGCTTGGGACAAATCAGAGTTTAATAATAAGTGGCATGAGAAGGAAACGTTTTGGGAAGAAATGTACAAGCAAATTCCTAATTTAAAGCAAGTATATTTTGCTGGCGGCGAACCTTTAATGATTAGAGAACATAAAACGTTTATTGAAGAAATTATACGTCAAGGCTATCAAGATAAAATCTTATTAAGATATAATTCAAATGGTATATTAGTAGATGAAGATTTAATTGAGTTATGGAGTAAGTTTAAGAAAGTTAAATTTGCAGTTAGCATGGATGCTTGTTTTCAACGTGATGAATATATACGTTTTCCAACGGAATGGTCAGTTGTAGAAAAGAATCTTCGTATGCTAGATAATACTCCTGATAATATACAAACAAGTTTAGCTACTGCTATACAGATCTTTAATGTAAAACACTTACCTGATTTTATGAAGTGGAAAGTAGAATCTAAATTTAAAAAACTTAATTTGGGTACAGTTCCGGGTGGTACACAAATGGGTGGTGGATTAGTTAATATGCATTTACTTTATATTCCTACGTTTTTAAGTATACAAATATTACCTAAAGAAGATAAGCAAGAAGTTAGAGAGCGTTATTTAGAATTTAAAGATTGGCTGTTTATTAATTATAGACAAGATGATGAGTACTGGAAAATTAATCCCTATGGTTGGAAACGTTGGGAAGCAGTAATGGATCATATGGATGCACAAGACAATAGTCATTTACTTCCAGGCTTTAAAGAGTACGTAAACAAACTAGACGCTATTAGAGGATTAAAAGCGGCTAAGATTTTTCCGGAATTGAAACATTTATTATGAACCAACAGTTTCTACTTAATAAATCAAAATACTTTTGTATGGCGCCTTGGACTCATATGCATAGTTGGCCTGATGGTAGAACATTTGCCTGTTGTCAAGTTCAACCACAAGGAACTGATCTAGATGATTACGGTAATATAAATGAAAAAAGCATATATGAATTATGGAATAGTAAAACAATTAAAAAATTAAGACTTAATATGCTTAATGAACGCCCAAGTAACTCTTGTAAAAGATGTTATGAGATGGAAGCCGCGACAAGTCCTTCATTAAGAAAACAACTTAATAAGAAGTTAAGAAGTTATTTCGACCAAGTAAAACAAACTAAAGAAGATGGCGGGCATGATACACCTAAAATGGCATATTTTGATTTACGTTTTAGTAATTTGTGTAATATGATGTGTAGAACGTGTAGCCCTGCATTAAGTTCAATGTTATATGATGAAGAAAAAGCATATGGAAAGGTATCTAAAAAGTTTTTACAGATTAATGATCAGAAAAATTTTATGAATGAGCTATGGCCACTAATGGATGATGTTAAAGAATGTTATTGGGCCGGCGGTGAACCATTAATAATAACTGAGCATTGGGATATAATGAATTATTGGGTTAACAATGGACATAGTAAAAAAGTTACTGTTGTTTATAGTACAAATTTTCTTAATCTATTATATAAAAATCAATCAGTATTTGATTTATGGAATAAGTTTAAAAATGTAGAAGTAGTAGCAAGTTTAGATGGTAGTTACAAGAGGGCTGAGTATATACGTAAAGGAACCAAGTGGGAAACTATTGTTAAAAATAGAAAACAAATGATTAAAGATACACCTAATACAAAGTTTAAAATTGGACCTACTGTTAGTATTATGAACATATGGCATTTGCCTGACTTTCATAGAGAGTGGTTAGAATTGGGATTGTTAGATAAGCCAAACAAAGTACATTGGAATATTTTAACAACCCCAGAATGGTTTAATATTCAAGTATTGCCTAAAAGTTTTAAACAAGAGGTTGAACAAAAATGGAATAAACATTTACAGTGGTTAGAGAAAAATTATTTGGTAAAACAAGATGATAAAGATGCTATTGCTGGTGTTTTAAGATATATGAATGCTTCTGATAAATCGCATTTACTTCCATCTACAATCGAAAAACTTAAATTTATAGATGGTATACGTAATGAGAATTGGCAAGATGTTTTTCCCGAGTTAGAGAGTTATATAAATGAATGAGCAACTTAATAGAATAGTTTCAACACAACCTTCTAATGTTTTAGATATTAGATTCTGGCCAACTGATATTTGTGATTATGATTGTACATATTGTTTTCCTGATTCTCATCCTGGAATACATAGGTATCCTAAAAATATTGATACTGTAATAAACAATTTCAGAACATTGTTTGATGTTTATACTAAAAAATTTAATAAAACAGAATTTTGGTTGTGTTTAGTAGGTGGCGGCGAGCCAACCCTTTGGCCGCATTTTAATACATTTTGTAGAGAAATTAAAAAAGAACATAATGTTCGACTTAAAGTAACAACTAATGCTTCTAGAACTTTAAGATGGTGGGACCAAAATGTTGAATACTTAGATAGAGCAACGTTAAGTGCCCATCATGAATTTATAGATATAGATCATTTTATGAAAGTAGGTGATTTTTTATATGAATGTGATTTAAATATTGGGGCATTAATGTTAATGGATTGTGAGCATTGGGATAAGTGCGTTGCTATTGTAGAGAAGATGAAAACTAGTAAACAACCTTGGATTATTGAAGCTAAAAGCATTGTTCAATTCCCAGGTAAAGATATTAACTCTTATACTCAAGAACAAATAGACTATGTTGCAAATACTATTAAAAGAGTTCCAGACCCAAAGTACATATTAAAACATATTGATGATTTTAATGTATTTCAAAGTGTTGCTTTATTTAATGATGGTACTGCAACAACTATGAAGTCTGAAGATTATATTCATAACAAATGGAATTATTTTAATGATTGGACTTGTCATGTACCTATAGAAAATTTAGTTATAGTATATGATGGTACTGTTACAGGATCATGTAATGCAAATATTTTTAAAGATGCAAAAATTAACATTTTTTCAGAAACATTTAAAGAAGAATTTGAAGAAAAATCATTTGATTTAAAACCAATTAAATGTCCATTTAAGGTTTGTAATTGTTTACCTGATACTCATATTACAAAGTATATTTCGTAAGATTAATATCCGCGGCACAAGTACACCAATCTCGTGTACAAATAATATTTTCAGTTGGTCTTTTAAAAGTACCTTTATAGATATTACCTAAACTACCCCCAACGCGACAAGTAGCACGATGTACATCACCATCCCAATTTACCATTAAACTTTCCAATCCTGCTGTACAGCTCCACCCTTTAAATTTATTGGTTTTATTAATAAGCAAGTCATTTACGTTACATTCAACCTTCCCATCAATTAAAGTATTAACAGGTGGATTGTGATTTTCGGTCTTTAAAAAGTCCAATTCTTCCTTAGAATAGCGTTCCAAATCTTCAAAAATATCATGTGCTTCAGTCCAGCGTATAGGACGTAAAGCATAGGGTATATTCGCTTTAGAAAGGCGTCTACAAGCTTCTGTAACGTCGTTTAAGCGGTGGTTTAGCATCATGACGTGTACAAGTACCATCTTGTTTTTAGATGCATTATATACGCTTATAATGGTCTCCAAAATACGTTCCCAATCGTACTCAAAGTGCAAACTAAACACTATATGATCTAAGTATTTGGATAGCATATCTACATAAAAATCTTTGGTTCTTGTTCCGTTTGTTGTTACATTAATCCAAGTAACTTTTGGGCGAGCATAATCTAAGAGGGCAGTAATGTCTGGGTGAACAAACGGTTCACCTCCTGTAAGGCTAATTCTTACATTTTCAATTTTGGCTAATTCGTCAACGGCTTTTTTAAGTGTTTTAATATCCGTATGCGGACTAACCATATCATGAATTTCAGCTGGACAATACGAGCAATCGTAATTACATCGTTTACCCAAGTTCCATTCAACCTTAACACTTTTAGCATAATGTTCATATTTGTTCTCTACTCTAAACATCGTACAGTTCCAATCTTATCATATACTGAAAGAGTTCTTACAATGTCTTTATATGATTTATGATTTAATTCACTTGCTTCAAGATCAATTTTAGCTACAGGAATCATTCCAAAGCTATTTTTTTTAAAAGTAAGGCCTTTTTCCTTAAGCCATCGATTAATTTGCAATTTCCTTAAAACGTGCATAAGCCAATTAACATTTTTGCCAAATTTTATCATAACATCAGAACTATAATGTGTTTGAGGTTCGTCTATAGTATATTCATCATTATCTTTAAAAATATCTAGCATATTTTTACCTACATGGCAATAATTAATATATACTTCACCGAATCGCCATTTAAATGTAAAGTCATTATAATCTTCTAATTTTCGTCTAGGTCTATTTTTAAATGTTACAACGACTGTAGCCGCATTACCTCTTTTTTGTGATTCATATTCGTGAATTAATATATTAAATTTTTTAAGAGCTTCTTGAATATTATCAGGTGCGTTGTTAAACCAATCTGTACCTATTGTAATTTCACCACGTAAGTTTTCAAAATAAGTATGTAAATAATTTAAATTAGTTTTGTCAGTGGCTCTAATATCTATTACTCTATCATAAGCATTAATAATTCCAATTTGTTCATTAATTAACTTAACATAATTTTTCTTTTGTCCAGGCCAATCAGTAAATCTTGTGCTTTCGTCTATTTCATTATAATTTATTAATTCTTCATACCATTTTTTAGCAATTTCAGTATCGTATGTATTAAAGTATACCCATTTACTATCTTTATTGTTTTTAAATAATATTTTAAACATAGTCAGCAAACTCAGGATTAATTTTATCAAATGGACCTTGCCTTCTTTCTGTATCTAATGTTTTATTAAATGCAATACAGTCTTGCCAATATTCTGATAAGTCCTTTGCTTCTAAGAAGTTTATATTATCAGTAATTTGTTGTTGTGTAATCTTTTTCAAAATAGGATGTTTTTTTACTAATTTATAGTTGTCTACTTTAGTGTACATATTAACTAGTTGTCTAATTACACTTTCTTTTAACGGTTTGGGCAAAACTTGGGCACTTAATACTCTTGGGTATTGTACTCTATGACTATAAAATACTATTTCTAGTTTATCTAAAAAGTACTCAATAACTGTTGGCATTTGCAATACATTGTTAGCTTGAACAGTAAATGCACCAACAATTCTACTTACAGTTGGAATCTTTTTCATTTCTTTAACATTGTTTATAACTTCATTAAAGTTACCATCAGTACGAATGTATTCATAAATGTCCCATAAGCCGTCAATACTAACATTAACTGCTACACTTTTAAATTTAGGCCAATACTCATGGACAGTTCGTTTACCTTTAATACCAAGTGTAGTTCCGTTTGTAGCATACTTAATTTCTATATCTTTACCATAGGGTTCTAACATATCTAAAATTTTATAATGCATAGGATCCATTAAGGGTTCTCCACCAGCAAATTCTACTCGTCTAAAGTGTGGTAATAACTTTTCAAAACTTTTCCACCAGTTAGGACTATCATCAAATAACCCTACATATGGTGCTTCAGTTAATCCTAATTTTTCTACAGCATCAACAAGATAATTGTTTTCAGCTTTATAATGATGTACAATAGATTTCCAATCTTTCCATTGTGTACTATCTAATGGATTACACATACGACATCTTAAGTTACACAAGTTATTAATTTTAATTTCCATAGTTGGCAATTCAAATGGCATTGTGTAATCGTCTTTTAATGTGTCTAATGCATTAGGATATAAGTTAATTCTTGATTCAGGAATAACATTACTAATATGTCGTTGACGTAAACTTTGTACACCTTGGTCTTCTAAATCAAAGCACGGTTTACATACGTCAGGACGTTCGTTGTTTAAAACTTGTCTACGAACTTCGAGCATTTTTTCATTGTTCCATGCTTCTTCTAATGTTTCGTTTTGTATCCAACCAATAGGTTGACTACGACAGCAAATTTTAATTGCGCCATCTTCTCGTGTTGCTAACCCTGTAAAAGGGTGCATACAAAATGTACATGATTTACAGGTTTCTTCTGTCATGATATACTCTCGGCCTCCTTTATAGCCCATTCTCGTTCTTTACACCAAAAACACTTTCCACACTCAGGAACGGATTGTCCTGGAACATACGTTTTATAATCTAAGTTTCCAAAGACTTCAGGATAGTGTGTTCTATCACCCTCGCAACTACGAGTAAGTGATAATAGTCCTCTAATATTATGTTTATAATATTGTGCAATAATCCAATCTTTGCTTGTATAGATAAAAGGATGACATACTGTTACGCCCATATGTTCTCTAATTAAAGGTGTTAGGTCTTCTGTAGGCTCAATATCTCTATCATCTAATTTACCTTTAAAATCTTTTGTAGGATTTTTGTTTACACCGGCAAACCACGCATCAAGCCCATACCTAAATGCAATATATTCTGCGTGTGAGCGTAATATAATTTGATTACCGCTTTTTAATTTTCCATATTCATCAATAATATTAGGTCCTTTATCGCCCCATTCTAAATCGGGTGGAATAAAGTTTTGGTGCATAGTAAACCTATGATCAGGAAAGCGTTCTTCTAACCAATTATATACGTCTAATGCATTATATTTTTGCCACGGTCTAGTTTTCCACATTCTAATATTAGTTAAGATATGTATATTAGCTGTATGACTAGTACTAGAGCATATTAAGTAAGCTAACAAGGCACTATCTGCCCCACCACTTAAACTAATACCTATATTTCGCCATGCTTGTAATATAGGAAATTCTACCTCGCCATACTTAACGATATTGTCAGCGTATTGTGTTTTTTCTAGCATTATTATATTTACCGTAATTCTCTGGGCAGTTAATTACTTCCGATAAGTATGTATATCATGTTAAAAAATACATACATCTATCATGATGTGACTGAGATTGTTGATATATTACCGCCCTTGAAAGAAGGTAAAAATGATTTTACCAAACAAACTGGAAAATTTTTTTACGACCCGTGGGAGGTATTACCAGAGTATAAAGGTACATCATTAGAAGAATTGCATAATAAATTACCACGTGCTGGCCAAATGCGAGCTATGGTAATGCATGAAGGTGATTGTTATTCTGAACACGCCGATATTGATGATAGATATCATTTAACAATAGATGCAGAAACTAGTTATTTGATTGACCTAGATCATGACAAAATGTATCCTACATTAGTTAATAATACAGTTTACTTAATGAATGGTGGTACAATTCATACAGCCGCTAATTTCGGTCATGTTCCTAGAACAGAATTAGTAGTAAGACAATTACTAACTCATAATAAGTTAAAAGATCCTGTTAGATTAAATTTAGCTGTTAATTATGATGTATTTGATTTACGTTATCGTTTTGATCTTGTGTTTAGTCCTTGGTTAAACCGTGCAAATAAAAATGGTATAATTGATAATTTTGAACCTGTCAGTGAAAAACAAATACTTGTAGATTTAGAAAAAGAGTATCTAGACGAGTTTAAAGGTTTAATTGAATTTTCAGAATTACCAGTGGAGATGAAAATTGACTGAAATTAAATGGAAAGAATTTCGTAAAATTATTGATGGCAAATTAGACAGAGGTAGTTTGGCCTATGATGCCTATGTTAGTAAAGATCAATATTTAATGCATTTTGATAGTGAATTTTTCTTTAAAAAAGAACTAGAACATATGGAAAGGTTATCTGAAAAATCATATGCACCAGAAGTAGATAAAATAGATTTAGAAAAATTGATGATTTATCTTCCTCTTTATGATAATTTAAATCATTTAATTGCAGAAAACAAAGCACCCGATGATTGGAAAGAACAAGTGCATAAAATTATTGAAGACCTAGAACGGATGAATGTTTGGAAACTAAACTTGTTTACTCATTGCTTTTATGTAAAAGAAGGATCATTACATATAATAGATCTTTATGGTTGTGTATTTGATGATGAAATTGTTACGTTTGGTCAAATTGATCCTATTTTATCAAAACGATCAAGGAATCTTTTCTTACAGTTTAAAGAATTAGATGGAATTGTTGATATGAGAGAAGCATATAGATATAGCAAAGTAAACAATGTTTGGGGATTACGTGATGATTGATTGGGATAATATCCTAGAAGAAATTAAAGATAATCCAGGTCAAAATGCTCCGTTTAGATTACCTTTAGATGAACCAGTAGTAAGAAAGATGATAGATGATTTAAAAGGATATCCATCAGAATCAATTGAATGGTTTAATTATTATCCTGCTGTAGATTTTAATGTTCGTGTAGTAAAGGAATTTAGTGATCTTGTAGAAAAGGAATGTGTTCGTGCGTGGATTAGTAAAATTAATCCAGGAAAAACAGCACCGTGGCATTGGGACTGGGACGCTAATGAACAGTCATATCTTAAGAAAGGGGACCTAGTTAGATTTCATGTAAGTATAAGTCCACCTTCACCAGGTCATGTGTTTATGGTTGATGATAAATGTTTTTATAATGAAAGGCAAGGTACAATATATGAATGGGAAAATCATAGGTCATATCATGCTGGAGCAAATTGCGGAAGCAAACCAAAGTTCCTTTTTAATTTTTTAGGTTATAGATAATGAAATTAGTACAAGTTCCTGACACATATACAGAAGAACATATTAATAGTGATAGACTAGGAGGAATGATCCCTTTATTTGATAAACGGATAGAGAAATTAATACATAATTTAAAAACTAAGAATATTGAATTTTTAGATCATACATTAATGACGTTAAATGAAAAGGTTGGTGTAGATTTATTTGAACGCTTTAAACATGATTTTACTAATCATTTAAAGTCATCTATGTATAATCATTTAACTGGCTTTGAAGCATTTAAAGAAGTAGATATTATTGCAGGCTGTACACAATTCTTTGATGACTTATATGTTATGAATAAAGACATACAAGTTTTACAAAACGAATACAAATATCACGAATTATTAAATCCTAATTTACAATATAGAACAGTTGAATCATTAAGAGCTCATACTCCATTAGTTATTAGTTTACCTTTTAGCTTTCATGGTCAAGAGCATCCAGAGATGGATAAAATTTTAGAAGAATGTTTAGAGCGATATATACCAGTGCATATAGATTCAGCTTGGATACCTGCTAGTAGAGACATTTGTTTTAATTATGATCACCCTGCTATACATTCTTTTGCTATAAGCATGAGTAAAGGATATGGTACTGCTGGTTGGAATCGTATAGGGTTACGTTGGCAAAGAACACGTAAAGGTTATGACACTATTAACATATTAAAAGACTATCATCAAATAACTACATATCCTGTAGCAGTTGGATTATATTTTTTAGATAACTTATTACCAGATCATTTGTGGGCTACACACAAAGAACGTAATGAGAAAATTTGTAAAGACTTTGGTTTAACACAAACGAAAGCAATTCATATGGCTAGGAATGGTGAAACAAATTATGGGCTTTCGCCTTTAATTAGATATTTGGAGTATAATAATGCTTAGAGGAATTGGCGGGCAACCGTATATTGCATTAGATAATTATCTAGATATCGACGGATTTAAAAAACTCAATCCAGAAATTTGCAAAGGATTTGCTTTAGCAAGGGAATATGCAAAAGAAGGAACTTGGATGGAGCCTGGATTTAAGTTTGATGATATGAGTTACGTTTTAAATTGGAAACCTATTTATAAAGCATTTGCAGAGTATCAGGAATTACCCGCTGACGACCCAATTAAAATTCAAGGTGCTGAAATATTTCCAAAAGATTTTAAGGATTATAAACAAAGAAATTTATTTACACGATATCTTAAAGGAGCATTAGGAGCCAACGATCCTTACATATATTATTTTCTTTGGGAAGAAGGTGATTGGCATAAACGTAATGCTGAACGTAAACCAACAGAAGAAGCAAAATATTTTCCTGGTGTTGTAAAGTGGGTTGAAGACTTAATTGAAAAAAATGTTATTACACAAATAGGAAGAGTTATCTTTTTTCATTGTGAACATGACGGTCATGCGTTCGAACATCGTGACCTAGATGGCTCTAAAGGTACCGATCAAGGCTTTAGTCCGCATAACAATGAGTTTATTCATATAAGATATAGAACTAAAAGAGGCTTTTATATATGGGATCCTGAAGCTAAACAGAAACATTATGTTAATTCTTGTGCCGCTTTTTGGAATGATCAAGATTGGCATGGTGGTGAAACTAGTAATGAACAAGAGTATGGTTTAAGAATCGACTGTAAGTTTAGTGATCGCTTTAGAGAAGAAATAGGTATAGCCTACCTGGAGCATTATTAATGAACTATAATTATTATTACAATAACGTTCCTGGTAAAGGTCAATGTAGAAATAACTTAATTTATACAAGCCTTATGAGTGAGGACAAGACTGAATTTGTACAGTGGTATTACAATGATACAGAATATCATAATGGACAAAATGAAGTTGTTGATCCTGCTTTAATGCAACAAAAATGGGAAAGAGAACTTATATTTTTACAGTTTATGGAATCAGAAGCACCCAATATGATTCCACGAATTATAGATATTGATGATGAGCAACGTAAGATTTTTCTTGAAGTCCAAGGTCCAGATTTTTGGGAACAGGCAAGATGTAATCAAGATAATTTTAATTCAGTTTGCCCAGACTGGCAAGAGCAGATGTTAGACATACTTGAAGTTCAACAAGATTTAGGTCTTTTTAAATTTAGTTTGCACCCTAGTAGCTATTTTTTAGTTAACGGAAGATTGAAAAGTATTAATTATTTCTTTTGTTATTCACAAGAAGAACAGTTAATCACAGTTAATGAACATTTAAGTCATATTAGTCGTGATAGACAAAAAGAATTATTCCCACAAATGGAATTAAAAGGTATTAGTGTTAATGAACCTCAGCAATATAGAGACTTACAGATGTTATGTTTTGATAGTTTCGCTAGTGATTATCCTGCAGAATTTATAGAAGAAGCAAAGAAGATATATAGTGTACAAAATAATCCCTTATAATGAATCAATAGACCTTACTGAATTTTATAAAGAAGCACATCAAAGAGGATTGCATAATAATTCTACTAAGAAAATGCTCTTTGATAGTATTAGTAATGAACGTGAATGGCAAGTATGGATTTTATATTATAATAATGAAATAGTTGGTACTACAGCCGCCCATAGTTTAGATATTATGGGAAATAATTGTTATAGAATTGCCGCACGAAGTTGTGTGTTTACTGATAAATTGCCTTTAAATCATATAAGAACATTAACAGGAATTAAAGAACATCAAAATGCTACAGCTCAGTTTCTGATTCCTATTTGTATCGAATGGCAACCATATGCTAACTTATATATTACTTCTAACGAACATGAACAGGGTACTCAAAGACAAGTTCATAGGATTTTTTGTCCTGCTTTAGAAAAGACAGGTGCTTTAAATAAGGTAGCTGAAAAGGAATATAGAGGTCATAAACAAACTTTTTGGGAAGTTAATGTTGATGTTTATTATAGACAGTTAGATGAATTTGGCCGATGGCCAATTGAAGGATTAGTGTAATGCTACCCAAGCCGCGCCTGTGCGTCCTTGGAATTCACTATCAGTAGTATTATAAATTATCATTCCGGCTTCAGCCGTTAATGCATCTCTTTCAACAGTAGTTAAGTTACCTACTTTATGATAACCACTAACTCGTGCGTTACCTGTAACGTCTAATGCTGAAGTTGAATCTGCAACTCCTGTTCCACCAACGCAAAGTCTTCCAGCACTATCAACTGTTATACCAGCCCATGTACTACCACCATCCGGTGTTGAAATAAGATATATTTTTCCTGGTACTGCACCAGTGGCAATTGTAGCACCCGGTTCAACACTCCACTGAATCATACTTGATACTGTGTCTTCGTTAGTGCCGTCGTGTCCGTGTACTTTAATTGATGTTAGCTCGTCGCCTGCTTGTACAACTGTTTTAGTTGCTAAATTTCCTCTTGAAACTTTGTAAACTATACCTGTAGATTGTGTTCCAGTTGATAAACTTTGTACTTCAATAATTTTATCTGAAGCCGCACCAGCTTTGAAATTAATTCCTTGTGTTGAAACATCAGTATCTCGTCCAATTGTTAATTTTCTACCAATGCCTGGCGTAGAAGTTATATCAAGATAGCCTTCACTAAATGTAACTGTACCATTACTGAGTGTTCCGTTTAATCCATCTACTAATACTGTTGAGTCGTCTGCAAATACAGAACCTTTAACATCACCTGTTACTGTTCCTGTAAAACTTGACGCTTGTAAACTTCCAGAAAATACTCCACTAACTGCATTTACAGCCTTTGAAGTTGCATTAAAAAATGATGAGTTATCAGTTGCATCAACATCACCTTTAAATGTTCCTGTTGCGTTTAAGGCTCCAGTTGCTTTATTAAGTAAAACAGTAGAGTCGTCTGCAACAATATTGGCATTAACGTTTCCGGCGTTAACATCTTGAGTTACATGAATGGTATTATACCATCCTTGATTAAATTTATTAGTTGAAGAGCCAATGTTTCTTGCTCCGTCAACATCAGGAATAACATGACTTTCTACTTTAGCAAGAATATTAACTGTATCTGATGTAGCATCACCTATTGTAAGGTTACCGCCGAGTGTAAGATCTCCGTCTGCTGTAATACTACCTGTTACAGTAATATTACCATCTGTATTGATGTTACCTGTACCAGTAATATTGTAGTTATTTAGATCTAAATTTGACCCTAAAAACTCACCTGCTGTATCAACAGGATTTCCACCAGCTTGTGTTCCATCGCCGATATATAGTCTTTTGGTATCTGTAGTGTATATTAATTCACCATCTGCTGGTGTTATTAATACTCTTTCTGCGTTTGTACCTCTGCGTAGTCTTAAAGCCATTTATTGTTCACTCCTGGATATCGTATATGTATTTATGCCATTAACATTATTTATTTGTTCTTCTTCAAGAAGCCCCGGGTACGTTTTTGTATATCCTTTTTCACACGATCTGTATCTACTCTGAAATCAATGTGTTTAATAGTGTTTTCATACGTGATGAAGAGATCATGTAGGGTTTTTTCTAGCTTATTTACAGGGTTTTTATTCTGGGGATTGTCGTTCATTACGACATCCCAGACCTTACCGTTAGAGAATTCCACCCTTACAGAATGCAAATATTGAAGCGGAATGGCCTTAATATCTATGTCTTTAAATACTTCGGGCCATTTGTCAATAACATTTTGTGGTAGACGCTTCCTAGGCCTTGCCACGAGCGGTAGTCTTCTTGCTAGGGCTCAGTTCTTCTGCTTGTTTCCGAAGATCAGTTGCTTCTTTGAATAGACCATCTGCATCTGCACGTAGTTTAGTAGCTAATTTTTCGTCTGATAACGGTGTTTCAGCAGTTTGACTCTCTGCGGATGCATCGGGAGTTTCAAGTGTACGAACCTCGCCAACTTCCTCTACAGAACTTCCACCTACTGCAAGATCTTTGATCGCTACACCTTTTATTTCTGCAATCTGTTTGTTAAGCTCGTCAAGGCTTACTACAGTTGAAGGGTTTGGTGTCATTTCAACGTTAGACGTACTAACTTTAGTTAGGTTTCCTGTTGTATGGAAACGTGCTAACATTATGCTACCGTCACCAAGTGGTGTACGTTGCATAGCATCTGCAAGTTCGTCAGCAACTTGACCTGTGTTACTTTCAATTAATGTCATTAAAAGATCATGGTCAGCGTCGCGTAAATTTTCAGTCGGACATACTAGGCAACTTTCAGGTTCTCCTGGTAATGTACGGAAGACAACAGCCACTTTACGTCCTGTTTTCTTCATTCGACCGATATGTTTTAAGTCAGCCATTATTTGTCTCCTGTTGTAGCTGGCTTGGCTGGCGTTGCCGGAGCATTGCCTGTTGCCGCTACTTGTTGATTTTGAATACTAGTTAAAAATGTTTCTAACTTTGTATATGTTTTACCGACTGCTTCTAGTTCGTTGGCTTTAAATGCCCCACGACTTTGAGCAACTTCGATAACAGTTTTTAACACTCCTAAATCTTGAACTGTTAGTTCAGGATTACCTGGGGCTGGCCCGTCGGCCGGCGCACCTGTAGGAGGTAGTGTTGTAGCTGATGGTGTTGTCGGAGCCGTCGGAGCCGCTTGAGGCGGAGTAGCCGAGGTTCCTTCTGTTGCCATCGCTTGTTTTCCATCTGACATATATGTTCTCCTTTTAGATGTATTGTATATTATATACGTATATTATTTATTAGTACTTTAAAAGTGGACACGCCAACATGAAATAAGAAAGCTCTTTTGGGTCTTCAAATCCGAGGTTTATCATGGTTGAAACAGCATTTTCCTTGTCCAAAGCTACTTTCTTACCAATAAAGAACCTACTTTTCAGATTATTCATTATCCATTTTGTAATAGCATCTTCTAAGTTATAGTTTTGCTTTAGAGTAATGTATTCAAAGTGTGGGGGAGCCACATTGAGTTGCCTTATACCGAAATAGTTTAGGGCATTGGGTTGGCCTGTTTTTTGTAACATTATGGTTTGCATACCTTCTATATATATTTAAATTGTTTCTTCTTCGACCATCCATCAGTAGTTAAGTCTTTTAAAGGATCTTTTATTTGTTTAATATCGCTCACAAGATTAGGAGCGAACCGCTCAGCTATATCTTCTCCTGTATCGCTATATACAAAAGTTTTAATAGTCCTAACTTTGGACGGGTGCATATATTTGAGTTTAAAACTCCAAGCCTTTGTCATCCTTCATAATGCGCCGTAACACCGAATGGTGCTTTTAAGTTCTTATCATGATGTCCATGAATGATGAATACTGTTTCACAGTAGTTTTCATCACCCCAGCTATCCCAAGGATAACCATCAGTAAACATTATGAAACGTTTTGGATTAATACCTTCTTTTTCCATATATTTCCAATTCGCCATAAAGTCTGTTCCGCCGCCTCCAATAATTTTGTATTCTGATAACTCGTTACCATTATCAGCAGTAAAGTCTTCTTCGCCATATACTTTAGTATCAAAGCACCATAGCTTAATTCTGTAGTCCTGATACTCTTGCATAATGCCTTGTACTTCGCTTAGAAATATATTAGCTTGTTCGTTTCCAATCGAACCACTCATATCAATTCCGATACAAATATCAATAGTTGTATCAAAAGTCATACCTGGAAGAATTGCTCCTGTATGCCATCCCTTGCGTGATGGACGTTGGAAAGAGTAATCATTTTTAATAGTGCTTTGGATCTGCTGACGTAACAGTTCACGCCAGTTCATTTTAGGTTCAGTAAGTTCCTTAATAAAACGGTCAACTTCACCTGGAATGTTACCAGCACCTGCGGCCTGTGCCGCACCTAGCATACTTTCCTTAACTTCGTCACGGATTTTACGGAGCTCATCTTTAGAATAGCTTGGAGGTCCGTTACCTTCTTTTTTACCGTCTTTGGTCTTTTTAGAATTACCTTGGCTTGGCTGATTATCTTTATCCCAGTCAATATGTTCGTCAAGCAATTCGCCTAATTGTTCAAGCTCTTCTTCGTCATATTTTTTATAAATTTCGTCGTAAACTTTTTCAGAAGTCCAACCGTCGTATTTAAAATCTTGGAAAATTGGAATATCTTTTGGTTTTGTACCAATTGAATCACGGATCAAAGTATTGTTAACAATATAGTCAGCCGCGATGTTATGGATTTGTGGATCTCGATCTTCACGTCTTGTCATATGATCGAAAACACAATGTAGAATTTCGTGAGCAATAACGAACTCAATTTCTTTGTTCGTCATTTTAGCAAAGAATCTTGAATTGTAAAATAAATGTCTACCATCAGTTGCGGCAGTACCACACCAGTCATCACACTCTTTAATAATAAGCCTTGTGGCCATATTACCAAAAAATGGGTGGCGTAAAAGTAACCCAACTCTTGCTACAATAATTTTATCCAAAACTTCAGCTCGAAGATCTTTTAACTCTTCTGGAGTAAGTTTAACTTCTTCTGTTTTTGGTTTTTCTAAAGTAACTGTAGTCATCTGTGCCATTCCTCAATTTCTTATTATATGTATATTATACTATATTTAATGTTCATTGTCAACCGAAAAATGAAAGGGGATTAATTAAAATCCCCCTCCAAATAGCGTCTGTTAAGCCGACGCCTCGCCTTGTGCGGCTTTAATATACTTGCCAAAACGTTCATGGAACTCATCAAAACATTCAACTTCATCTGGATCGATTGGAAGTTGATATTGTGTAAGAGCTAATTTGATACCCATGACAACCAATTCAGTATCAAAGTTGTCCATTGAGAACCTTAAGAAATTATTAACTTTGTCGTCAAATTTCTTATCGTTCTTATCACAAGCTTCTTTAAGCTCGTAGCATAAAGAGACTGTCAAGGAATACATGGCACTGATTTCTTTAGTCTCCAGCTTCTTAACTTTACCAGATAAAATATCTGTTGGGTTAGGAAGTTCTGCGGCTACTTTTCTGTGAGCCATGAATTTTACAGCAAGTCCTTCGCCGACTGCACCACTAACTAAATCTGTAGTGGTATTCTCGTCGTCATCGTCTTCCAAAAGTTCGGAAACGAACGACCAAGAACGGGGTGTAGCAAATGAACGACTAGCGGATTTTGGATCAAAATCGTATAAGTCCTTCTTGCTAAATGTCAAATAACCAACAACATCTTGGTGTTGATCATTCTTTACTGCCCACTCAAACCAATCATCAAAATCAACTTTGATTTCTAAGTGAACAAATCTGTTTGCCAACGGAGCAGGCATTCTATAAGTAACGCCTTTATCAGCTTCTCTGTTACCTGCGGCAACAATCAAAACGTTGTCTGGAAGTGTATAAGTACCAACTCTACGGTTAAGTATTAATTGGTATGCCGCGGCTTGTACTGCCGGTGCGGCCGAATTCATTTCATCCAAAAACACAATAATATACTTGTGCTTCTTCGCCATTTTGGCATCTGGTAGTTCGCTTGGGGGTGCCCAAACCATCGTACCTTGCTTTGAATCGAAATAAGGAATACCTTTAATATCGGTAGGTTCCCATAAGCTCAAACGTATATCAATAACGTGAGCTTCCATGCTGTCGCCAATTTGACGAACTATGTCTGATTTTCCAATGCCTGGGGGACCCCAGATAAAGATTGGACGTTTCTTTTTAAATGCTCGGACAATACTTGCCTTTGCACTATTTGGACTAACTTGTCTTACTGCTAGATTTTCCATTGTATTTGTACTCCTTTGCCTTTGTTATGTTCAGTGCCTTATTATGTATACTATTATAGCACCAGTAACCAAAAAGGTCAAGTGAAATATGCGGTTTTTCTGCAAAAAATAACCTAGTAAAATCAAGGGTTTATAGAATCATTTGTCCGTTTTAGAGCTTTATTAAGTCCATATTTTCGGACATCTCCTGAAAAGAGGTGTAATTCGAGTGCTTTTTTTTCATTTAAAACAGAAACACTTCTATTAGTAAGATAATATGGACAGTCTATAAACTTATCCAAAAAAATTACAATTTGGGTAGTTACTTTAAAGTTGTCTGGAAATGGAACTTCGTAATTTGCTAGTTCTAATGTTTCAGTAGTAAAGGCAAAACCATCTTCGGTTAATCGTAAACCTCCGGTTTTCTTTGCTCTAGTATTCTGCCACCACTTGGGCATATACTCTTTGAGTGTACTTTCGTTAATTGATATGCCGGCTTGTTTTAAGAATACCTTGGTATAGGTTTCTTTTAAATTCATTTTTCCGTAACTGTCTCACCTGCTGTTAATTTTACAACTGTAAAGTCTGTACAATTAAAAAGGTCGTTAAGTTTCTTTGCGAGGTTGTGTGCATGACCAGGATTACTAAAGCTAACCTTTTTATATTTTGGTCCTGGATAGTTTGTTAGTACGTTTGATGATTTTAAATTAAAAGGTTTATTTTGATAGAAGACAGCCCATATGGCTTCAGCCTTCAGAACCTGTTCCGAACGGTACGATTTTTTATTAACGTTCTCTAATATAATTTCTGGTTTTGGTCTACTCATAGTTTGTTCCTGTTAAACATACTACTATTTATCTCAATATAGCAGTTATGTACGCAGTTTACTCTAAGAGTAGAGTGTAGTTATAGAGGGGTATTTAGATGGTTATTTCCACTTCGAACCACCGTCCATGGAAATATTAACAACTTCTTCTACTTTGTTAGATTGATCTACCAACTTTTCAAGATCACCGTGTAATCTAGACATTACACTACCTAAGGTAAAAGCAAGATTTTTTGCATCTTTGATTTCTATTGCCACTTCTTTTTTCTTTGCATTTTCGGCAATTTTAACTTTATCAATAAATTGTTCTAAAGGAATAGTGTTTAATGGTTTAACGGTTTGCACGGCTTAACTCCTGACGCATTTCTAATTCATCTTTAAATGGTCCTTTGTGTTCATATTTTTCTAAAGTAACTAATTTTGGACAAAAACTTTTAACCCATCCCTTGTCAAAATGAATTATAAAATAACCAGCACAATATAGACTTTTAGATTTTTTACTTTTTGTAAATAATGCAAATTTCCTTTTAAGGTCATAAACAGCATTATACGGTACAGAACTAGTTGCTAGATTATAAATCACTTTGTCTACAGTTTTATTTGCATCACTTATACTAGCAGTCCATAGTATTTCACCACCTATACCTTTTTTAAGATCTTGAATACAGTTATAATATTCAGTTCTTGATTCAGTACTTTTGCGTTGTTTTGAACAACAATACATATAATGATTGTTTTCATCCTTAGATAATGTTCCAAGTTTCTTTGAAGTAGTTACATCTTCAATTATCCAGAATTTGTTTTTTAGTATTTCTTTTGCTTTTACATCTGTCATAATACAGGATACCTCGCTTGTAATGGTTCAGCATAAGCCTGAGCATTATCTGTGATTCTTTGCATATCATATAATGCACAGAATTTCATCAATCTCAAACCTACTTGTGGAATATTTTTAGGTTGTGCGTTTTCAACAACCGTAGTTTTAATTTTTTCTTTAATATATTCAGGTTGTGCAGTTAAGTCACATAGTTCTACATTTCGATTATAATCATCTAATACCCTATGTTCTTTGCCTTCATGATCTACCCAACGTTGCAACATTAAATTATTCCAACTGTAACCTTTTGTTTGCATATCATTAAATGCCTCTTCCAAGCCTACTTTGTTTCTTGTGCCTTTACTTCTAACACCAGGGTATGCAGAAAATACATTATCACTTGTATCTCCACGAACACACTTTTGAAAAAGTGCCCAGTCTGGGTTTGGTGCTAATTTATCTTTGCCTGTCTTTTTGTCAACAACTCGTTTTCCTTTATCGTCAAAATAACCTTCGTGTGTAATAGTTATATTTGACACACCGTTATATTGACAAACTGTTGGTGAAATTAATTGTGTAAAATCACCATCTGTTGATATAATTGCGTGTTCATCATTTGGATGATGCTGGATCCAGCCTGCAATTAAATCATCAGCTTCTAATTCTGCGTGTTGTAATACAGTACAATTTGTCTTAGTTGTTATAAACTCTCTAAAGTTATCGAATGTCTCCCAAAAGACTTTTTCTTCTTCTTGTTGTGCTTCTGTTAGAGCATCACGTGCCGCTTGTCTATTTCTTTTATATGGTTCATAAACATCTTTACGCCAACTACGGCCTTCTAAACAAAATACAATATGATCTGCATCAAAGTCATTCCATGCTTTCTTTAAGCTATTAAAAGTAATATGAAAAGCCATACCTACCTTCATATCAAGTTCGCCACGCACTACATGACGAGCTCTAAAGAACGTATTTGCTGTATCAACTAGAACGTATTTCATCTGCTATATCCTTGTTCATAAAGGTTACTGTTTTTAACGGTGTCGGAGTACCGTGTTCTTGAATCCATAAATCAAATGCAATACTTAATCTTGTACTATCTTCGGTATATTCGTCGGTACGATGTTGAATATATCCTGGAAAGAAAGTTAATTGTCCTTTTTTATTTTGAACGTGCATTTCTATATCAGGTTCATAAGGAAATTTATAAAATGTTTTAGTGTTATAATTTCCTAAATGTATATTGCCACTAAGATATGTTATTGGGGAAGCACCATGACTATGAGTGTCTATTTTTTCACCTTTACGCATAATATTATACCAACATACTATTTGTAGATCTTCTATTGGTGTTTCGTCTTGTTCAACAAATTCTATATATGATTTTTGTATAAACTTTTTAAGCTCATTAATTTTTGGTTCTTCTTTTCCTAAATCAAAAAGATTATAAGAACCAAATCTTGCTGTTACAGAATAGTCACCTAATCCTGTACCCCCATCATTGCTAGGTTTTTGTTGTAAAATATCACGTTCTTTTTCTAATAGAAAAGATGTTACTGCATCAACCCCAGCTTCGTCTTTCCAGATTGTGACACCAAAAGGTACGTTCCAAGATGGTGCATAGCTGTTTAACGGTTTTGAACTTTCCATTTTTTCTATTTGAATCACGATATTTCAGACTTTCCTTTATCTGAAACAGGACCAACATTAATGTACCCTGCTCCTCTTGAAGGATCTAGTCCTTGTTCTTTTAAGATATTTCGTGCAACGTCTTTAAACCAACCGTCAACTATTTGCTCGTTAGTTTCGCCTTTATAACCAGCATCTAATAATTGTTCAATAAATTCGTTGTTCCAATCGAGTTCAAAGAACCCGTTCTTAATATCTTTTGGATTAACGTGAGTATCTAAAACTCCTACCCAGGGTTTTCTAGCTTTCTGGGCCGCCTTCTTTTCAGCCATTAACAATTCGAGTCTAGTTTTTTGTTTAGGATCTGTTTCTTTTTTAAATAAGTTCTTTAATTTATCTAACATAATTATATTCCTGATTGTCTAATTTTTTCAATATCAATATCTTGTTGTGGTAATACATCTTTAAGTTCCCCATGAATTTCCGAAGATGTCGACGTGTAGTCTTGGGGTATATCTCCATCCTCGACCCATTGCAAGTTTGGCGACTGTTTTTGCGTTTTCTTGGTATTCTTCGTAACACCCACCCACGGCCATACAGTAAACTGGACACTCAACTCCGGCAGATTTGTACTCGTCCACAGCTTTAGTAACTTCGTCCACATCCACTTCGTCAGCCACGACAAACTTAAGATACAAGTGAGTCCCAGGGACAGTAAAATATGAACTAGCAACTTCAGGCTTGATAGCATCACTCCATAACTCGCCACTGACAGTAAGTTTCGGAGAGCACGACCAAGTAGTATGAAATCTTGCTTTAGTTGAGATGTAGTCTCTGAAATCATCTCTAAGCTCTTGTGTAGTGTTTGTTTCAAACGTAACATTTTTTAAATCTCCCATTTTTGGATGCTCAAATAATTCTGTATACATCCTTTGCCAACCGAGCAACGGTTCGCCCCCTGTTATTACAAGGTGAATATCTTGCCCATTATTGCAAGTCCATTTGCCGTCCGGTGTTAGAGAAAGTAATTCATCAACTAGATCATCTAGTTGGTAATCCGTAGTAAACTTCTTAAATCTAGGATCCCAAGACGCATAACTGTCACAACCTTTATGCACCAAAGGTAAATCTTTCAATACTTTATACTTATCCGGGTTTTCCTGGTGGTCTTTAGCAATTAGATCATAGTCATTTGCCAATTCGCCTCTAGGCATACCGAATCCTTGGCATTTAAAATTACAACCAAACATACGTAAAAATACCGAAGGTACCCCAACAAATCTACCTTCTCCTTGCACACTATAGAATGCTTCACATACTCTAGCCTTCATATATCTTCTCCCTTATAACAGCCTTATCGTAGCCTAATCTGGACATCTCGTCCAAAAACTTTTCTTCTGTCCAAGCACCATACTCAAACATTTGTATTGCTTTATTCACTTTACGATTCCAAAACTCTCTGACATTAGCTACACTCATTTTCCGTGACCTTTCATGCTTAAACAGATGTCATAAAATTCTTGTTTTAGTGCTGGGTCTTCACTAAATGCACCTAGCATAATTGCAGTAGTCATATCTGATTCGTGTTCTTTTACACCACGTTGTGTCATACAATGGTGTTCTGCTTTAACTACTACCGCTACGTGTTTTGTCTTTGCATATAACGAAAGTTCGTTTGCAATTTCTGTAGTCATTTCTTCTTGTATTTGTGGACGTTCTGCAATATGATGTACTAGTCTATTAAACTTACTAAGACCAATAACTTCTTCTTCAGGTATAATGCCAACCCAAGCATTACCTACAATATTTTGGAAGTGATGGGCACAAGTGGACCTAATACTTATTGGTCCACTCGTATACAAAGATTTGTAACCCATATTGGGAAAACTTGTCACCGCAGGACGCGGATTAAACCGACCTCCGAAGATTTCGCGAACATACATTTTTGCAACACGTTTTGCTGTATTGCGAGTATTATGATCGTTCTCAGTATCTATTACAAGTGCTTCAAGAACTTTTTGAAACGCTTCTTGAACTTCCGTTTCAAGTTGTTCTTTTTCGTACTCATAAATGTGTTTACTGATATTATCATTCGCATGAAATCTTATGCCTGCGTCTATCAGTCTTTGTCGAATTTGTGTACTTACTTTTCCCAATTTATTTCTCCGATGTTAAGGCAGTGGATTGCCATAATTCATATACTATAATACAGTATATTTAGGTTGTTGTCAAGCATTTTAGAAATGTTTGTTAGCCATTTCAAGCATATCATT